TGTTTGCCTAAAAAGTTAGTCCAAATACTGTTTTTTCTTTTATGTAAATCGTTTCTTAACTGATCTTCTGCTGCACAAAATTTGGAAATCGCTGCTCCTGCATTTGCAATATCTCTTGAATTTTCCACTGTTTTTTTAATGACAGCAAAAGCAGCATTAGCTGCTGCCAACATCTCAAGCATGACATGATATACCTAACTTATTTTGAAAGAACTTTATCTAGTTTATCTTCTAGTCTGTGTAAGGCATCCATTAGCTTTGTAATGTCATCCTTAACATCATCTTTTCTT